TCATTGTCGTATGGGCGACCATCTACACTTGCTTCAAACATTTCTTTGATAATGCGTAGTTCTGCCTCAGTTGGTTTCTTTGGCAAGAAGTCAGTTAGGTTGAATAAACCATGACTATCAATAGCTGCTTGTTCTAATTCAGTTAATGCAGTTTCTTTACGTGCCCAGTTACTGGTTGAGTAATCTGCATAACCACCTTTACTTGTTTTCTTAACGTTGAAGTCAAGACCACGTGTATAGTGTGTTGGGATTTCTTCCATCTCAGGATCCATAATACTTGCTTTAATAATAGCAAAGATTTGTGGGCTGATAACAAATCTACGAATTGGATTTGCTGGAACTTTGTCATCTCCAATTGGGTTTTGACGAACAAAACCTTGGAACAAATAACTACGCTTTTTCCAATACTTGTTAGCCATTTCTTTCAATGACTCATCTTTATACCAAGGACGAACCTCAGCAAGTACTGGACAGTTCTCACCATACATTTCCATACATGGAACTTGTACTTGAACTTGTTTTACGTTTGGATCACCTTTAACACCATTGAATGGTAGTTTGATGATTTGACGCTCTACCCAAAAGAACGTATTAGTACTATTCGCATCTGGTAGGAAACGAATAGTAGCAGTAGTGCCTTCGTCCATGTTCCAGTGTGGGTAAATTGCGTTGTCAGATTGTTGGCTGCTTGAACCAGTTGACTTGTTTTCTTGCGCTTGAATCCTAGCGCGGATTTCTGCTAATGATGCCATAATGTTTATATCCTTTTTTCATTAAGTTGGTCTTTGTTTTAGTATTCGCCACACATAATTATGTGACTAACATGTGATAGAGTATAACATACTTTTCTCACCTGTCAATAGTATTTATCACCGTATAGGGCAAATATATGATGATTTATTGCGTTTAGTAACGTATTTGGGAAATTTGATTCAATGCATTTTCATATGCATAGATTAGTGATTCGTTGAATAGATTACCCTGTTCTGCATTTTTTTGCTTGTATGCATTGAGTAAACGTCTATGGGTAATATCAAATTTTTCTCTTACCACTTTTTGAGATATGACTGCATGATATTTATACATCAAATGCATATCATCCTCAACCATTTGGTATAAACCTTCCTCGTCAATGATTGTGCCCATATCATTGGGGTATAGTTTTTGATATAGATAAACAAACTTTGGTAAGTAAGTTTCTAACCATTCTTTTTCTTCTAATGAATAACTATTTTTAGATACACGGGCATCCTCACGTAAACCGATTGTATGTTCATCAGGTATGACTTCAGTTTCATCAGGATCACCTAATGGTAAGTCTGGACCAAGTGAATTTGGATCTACATTTAACTCTTGGTCTAGGTCACGTGTAAATTTAGGATTTCCCTTAGAAGTAGTTTGTGCCTTGGATATAGCAATATTAGCATCATCTACCCCGTCAATATCATCTATATTATCTGTATCGTCTATATCATCTACCCTGTCAACTTTAGTTGGTGTATTATCTATACTTTTTACTACTTCAAGTGTATGATTGATTTCATTTTTAGCATCTTCAATAGCATTGATACTATTATTCAAATAGGCTTCGTAGTCATCAAACTTTTGTAATTTATCCTTGAAACGCTTTAATATTTCATTTGAATCTTGTTCTACTGAACTAATCTTTTTGTCCATGACAGCAGTTTGTTGACCAAGGTCAGAGATTAGTTTTTCACTGACACCTCTTATATTTTTAATTTTATTTTCAATATCTGTGTTCAACTCAGCAAATTTATTACCCCACGTCTGTTGTACATTTTTATTGTTTGTTATACTCGTTTGAAATCGTTGTTCTTTTGCTTCTAGTTCTTGTTGTGTAGATGTAAGTTGATTCATTGCTTTATCAAATATTTTATCACTATCACCCTGTTTGCTAGCCAAAGCATTTAATGTGCCTTGAATTTTTTCTATTCCTGTATCGTCAGCAATGGCTTTCATTTGGTCAACTTTATTAGATAACTCTTTAAATTTCTTGTCATCTATGTTAGGATTATTGCGAACATTCTCTAAATCTTTTAACATTTGTTCTATTTTATCCGCACTTGCTTTAGTTGCTGCTTGTTGTATCTCTCCGGCTGGTTTTAATTTGGCACTTAAGTCTTTTAGTCTTTGTACTTCAATATCAGTTTGTTGTGCTTGATTTTCATGGTCATGCAGTTCATTACTTAAATCTTGCAATGACCTACGCAATTTATCATTCTCACGCTTTTGTGCGTTAATGATTTTGTTTTGCTCGTAATCTAACTTTTCTTGGTTAGCCAATTTATCAGCAACAAACAAATTCATTGCCTGTTCTGGATTACGATCAGGAAATTTGATTTGTGCTTGTCGTTGAATATCACGGTCTAATGTTAATGGGCGGTCTTTACCTGCCTCATTAAGCATACCATTGGCCCATGATTCAAATTCAAGTATCTCACGCATTTTATAGACCTGACAATTTTTTGATTCTGGATAGAGATGGATCTACACTTTCAGTAGCACCGCCAACTAATTTGCCACGTAAACCTTTTTGACTACGTTCTGGGTTACCTAAAATTGTACCACCTGCATTTACTTTGGCTGTTGCACCAAGTTGACCTACTGCATGTTGCTGTGGTCCAATATCTTCTTTTACATCTTCATCAGATAGTTTTTGCATGTGTTGCAAGTCTTCTGATTTCTTTAATTTTGCTTCACGCTGTTTACGGAAGATATTATTAAAGTATTCATTATCTTCTTCTTTACTGAATGGATAAGGATTATGTTCTTTACCAGATTTTTTATGCGGTATATCTCCTGGACGGTCATAATCGATACCCGGTAAATCTTCTGGTCTACCTTCTGCCATACCTAGTTTCTTATCTCTCTTTACAGCGTCACTGTATGTTTTCAATACACCAGGATTCTTTTTAACAAGTTTGTTTAACTCTTTGCCACTTTCAATATCTTTTGACTTTTGAACATCTTTGGCATATTTTTTAGTTAAGTCAGGTCTTGCCTTCAACAAATCTCTTAGCATTTTATCATATTCATCTTCTTCTAATGAACCTTCCGCCACACCTTTTTGTTTATCCCACTCTTTATCAGTTTTAACATTGTGTTCTTTGCCACCTTTACCGATATCAGCAACTCTAGTACCAATTGGTTTGTTAGTTTTAACAACTGCGGGATGTGACTTTACACCACTTGCTTTGCCATTTGGGAACGCTCTTTCAACATCATGTGAATATACACCTTCGGCAATATCATCAGCCCATGCTTCTAATGCAACTACTTCTTTAATCTCTTGGTTCTCACTAATGGTTTTATTCAATCTGTTAAGAATTGGTATAACACTTTCAATGCGTGGATCTAAACTACTGTTCATAAACATTTCGCTTAAGTCTTCATCACCTTCGCTCTCCATTAGTGGAGGTGCCCAACTTTCAAAATAGTTATTGTAGCCACGCTTACCGGCTAACTTGTGCAGTGATTCACGTAAACTAATATAGTGTTCAGTACCTGCACTTACTAAACGTTGTGTGTCTTCATTAAACTGTCCATTGCGAGTAGCACGAATGAATCCTGCCATCTTTGAATATTCTTCACATAGTCCTGTGATATGATTCCACTTGTCGTCATTAACTTTACCGCCTTCAGCAATATGTCTTGCATATACTCTTGCTAATCCTGGCTTGACTGTTGGTGCTAAGAATCTTTCACCCAATGCATTTTCAATAAAGATTTGATGAATATTGCGATAACGTTGTTCGCCTTCTTCAATATTACGATTGTGTTTGATGACAATCTTACATTCAGGGATGTTGTCACTATAACTGGCTTTCTTACCCATTGGGTAGTAGCCTTCTTCTAATTTTTTACTATGTTCTCTTTTAGCCATATCATATTCCAAGTTATCCATATCATCTAATTCAAAACTCTTTGTTTTACCAAATGTCATTTTTCTTAGTGTAGGTATTAATTCTTTCCAAGTTGTTTCACCGTGGTCACTACTAGTAGGACTATTCTCTATCTTGTCACTATAAAACACTTTAAGTTGACCTTCATTATCTAAACTCACAGCCGCAGTTCCATATGACTCACCATCTAAGTTGAATTGAAATTCAATAACTTCTGCTTCGTCAGGTACACTTACTTCTTTACCATTTGTGGATTTTAGTACAGGTTCATACCCATTACTTTTAAAGTAATTGTATATGTCGTTTTTAGTTTTGTCTTGGTTTTTTGCCATAATTTAAGTCTCAATAAGATATTTATGCGAATACTGCAAAGAAGGGTAAGGGCATGATGATTTCTTGGTGATCTCTAATATGATTCTCTAAATCAACGTTAAAGTCACTTAATTGTTGCATAACTCTAACTGAAAGCAATGCGGCCATAACCAAATCGTCAGTTTCACCCAATTTAGCCTCATAACCAGCGCCCTTAGCAACAAATGTCTTTAGTTCTGATACTAGACTTTTACTGTTAATTGTTAGTTTCTTATTTTCTAATAATGCTTTGAACTTAGCACAGGCTGCTAACTTACTCTTGTTCGTAGTAGTGAATCCTTTACGCTTTTTGCCCGGCTCACTAATGAAGTTACCTACAATGTTTTGCTCACCGTATTCAGCGAGTGACACTAATGCCGCTTCACCTACACTATTATTTTCGATACTATAATAGATATTTCTTGGTTCTGTTGTACAGTCAACTATGTACTTGTTTATTTGTGCTATTAATTTAACCTGACTTTGAATGTCGGTTTTATTATGCTTCCACTCACCTACTTGAGTAGTAGTGTTTGCTTCAAAGATTTGTATACCGGCTGGATCACCACCTGTACCAATACTAGGATCTAATGTTACAACATATATGTTGCCCTTTTTAGGTGTCTTATACCAACGTATTTGTCCTTGACGTAATATAGGCTCAATACCCTCTAAGTCAATTAGTGTGCTAGGATTGATTAATGTTTCATCCGCAATAATGAATTCACAATTCATTTCTCGGCGGAATCTGTCATCACCGAGTTGTGAACGCATTTCATCAGCCCACTTTTCATCACGTTCAGGATGAGCATGCCATGTTGCTTTGTATGCTCTGAATCCGTTTACACCTAACTCAGTGGTGTTGCCAAACTCATCTTCACATTTATTAGCACCTTTCCAAATCAATGCAAATTGATCTTCGTCACTATTTGGGGTACTTGTAATAATCGCTTTACCACCAGTACTTAATGTAGGAGTAATAGATGTCCAGAATTCTTGTGCGATAGTAGGTCTTACGAATGCAAACTCATCTAAGTATAATAATGAAATAGACAGACCACGACCTGTATTTTCAGTAGTTGTTGCACTAACGATACGACTACCGTTATCAAATGTTAAACTACCTTTGTTATAGTCAACTGCACCTGCTTTAATATGATCGGGGCAGTTCTCATATGCATAACGTACACGTTGCATAATCTCTTGTGCACCAGCATATTTGTGTGCGGCTATTAATACAGTACTATCAGGTACAAACATTGCATACCATAGTAAGTAACCTGCCGCACTAGTTGACTTACCTGTTTGTCGTGCCATTAAATTGATACTAAAACGATATTTGTGATATGTTTCAATCAACCCCTTTTGAAAGTCCCA